AGAGAGGCCCTGAAATGTTTATACCAAATAGCACTGGTCAAATAACTCAATCTGCTAGAGGTATGGGTGGAAGATCAGCAGTTGTTAATTTTAATATAAATACAATAGACTCAAGAGGGTTTGATCAGGCTTTGGTAGAAAACAGAGGGACAATAACTGCTATTATTAATAATGCTTTAACAGAAAAAGGTAGAGGAGAGTTAATCTAATGTCGGGAGCATTTCCAATATCAACTGCAAACTTTGAGACTATGGGTATTAAGTCTTTGCAAGACACGATTATATCTAAATCATTATCAGGTAAAAAATTATCAAGGCAAATAGATAATCAAAGGTTCGGTTTTACTGCATCTATTATAGTTGGAAAACGATCTGATATATATGGTGAGCTTATGGCCTTTATTATGAAGCAGAGGTCTCAAAAAGAAAATTTTACAATCATTCCTCCTGAAGTTGAAGATGCAAGAGGGAACGTAAGTGGAACTGTTCTAGTAAATGGAACTCATGCTATTGGCGACACAACAATAGATATTGATGCAATGACAGGAACTTTAAAAGCTGGTGATTTTGTTAAATTTGCCTCGCACAGCAAAGTATATATGGTGGTTGCAGATGCAACAGCAGATGGATCTAATGAAGCAACGATAACAATAGAACCTCCGCTAAGAACTGCTTTAGTTGATGATTCAGTAGTCACTTATGATAACATTCCTTTTACAGTTCATTTAACAAACGATATACAGGAGTTTGGAGTTGTGGGAGCTGATGGGTCAGGAAATTTATTATATAAGTTTGAAATAGATGTCGAAGAAGCAGTATAAAATTAAATATTTTATGAATGCTGACATCTTGGCAGAGGAAATAGTCGAGTCAGATGATATTGATGTTGAAAATCTAAATTTGAAAAAATACGACTTTCCATCAAAAAATGCTGACTACATAGTGAATGGTGATATAAAGGTTATTAGAAAGAGTATAGAAGATTATGGCAAGGACACTAACAACAGCAGTAAAGAACGAACTCCTAACAAATGAGATAAGACCAGTTCATTTGTTAACTATTGGATTTGGAACTCCAGTAAACTTAACAGATAATAGTTTTGACCTTACATCATCTATTTCAGGATCAAGCACTACATATACTGCATCGTCTTTTTTAGTTTCTGTTCCATCATTTACAGAGGAAACTGATCTTACAAAAACAAGTTTAAATATTGTTTTATCAGGAGCAGATCAAACTTTTATATCTACTTGTTTAAATGAAAATATAGTCAACGATAGTGTTGAAATATACAGAGGAGTTTTAGACTCAAACAATTCTTTAATAGCAGATCCTTTGTTATTATATTCAGGAAATATTGACACTTTTCAAATAGATGAAACGGAAACTGAATCTTCTGTCACTCTAACTGTTGTTTCTCATTGGGCCGACTTTGATAAAAAATCAGGAAGGCAAACTAACAACAATTCACAACAAAGATTTTTCAGTACAGATGTTGGCATGGATTTTAGCTCTCAAACAGTTTTAGATATTAAGTGGGGTCGAAAATGACAACCTTTGATGAAGTTATAAACCTTTATTTTAAACACGATAAATATAAAAAGTTTACTTATCCTGAACTATATTATCACATATTACCTTCTATAAATCACAATCAATATAAAATATTTAAAGATGCAGATGGTGTTTTTGGTTTTGTAAATTGGGCCTATCTAAGTGAAGAAACCCAAGACTCTTATATTCGCAACTCAAAAATATATAAAAATGAATGGAAAAGTGGTGTCAATATTTGGTTATATGATATTGTTATTATTAGAAAGAGCAAAGAGGTTATGTCATGGGTTTATAATTATTTTAAAAAATTATTAAAAATAAACGAGTCTATATCCTGGTTAAGATTAGATGAAAACGACAAGGTATATAGAGTAGCAAAAAAATTTAAAAGGGAGTTTCATAACTAATGGGTGGTGCAGTTAAAAAGGTAAGTAAAGTTGTAAAAGCGGTTAGACTTTTTAATTTTTTATCTAACATGAATCCTTTTGTTGCTCTTGGAGTATTTGCAGTTGGTTGGTTATTTATGAGATCATCAAAACCTGACGTTCCTGACTTTGGGACAAATGATTTTGAGGAAACAGAAAAAGGAATATTAGTAAACAAACAATCAAACAACGCATCAATTCCTGTTATATATGGTGAGAGATTAGTTGGAGGTACAAGAGTTTTTATAGAAACTTCAGGAACAGATAATGAGTTTTTATATGTAGCTTTAGTTTTAAGTGAAGGTGAGATCAACTCAATAGAGGAAATTAGAGTTGATGAAAAGGTTGTGACTTTTAGTGGAGCTTTGACTGATAATACACAAAGGACAGTCGCAAGTTCAGATTCTAATTTTTATAAAGATGGTCAATCGTATATTACAATAGAACCTCACTTTGGAACTGATGGTCAATCTGCATCTAGTTTATTATCTACATTATCAAGCTGGGGATCTAATCATAAACTTTCAGGTATTTGTTATTTAGCATTAAAATTTAAATGGAACGCAGATGTATTTGGCGGAGTTCCAATAGTTCAAGCAAAAATAAAAGGTAAAAAAGTAATTACTCTTGCATCTAATTTATCTGAGCAAACTGCATCCTTTTCAACTAACCCAGCTTTTTGTTTGTTAGATTATTTAAGAAACGAAAGATATGGAAAAGGGATAGCAACTTCAAATATAGACTTACAAAGTTTTTATGATGCCTCTCAAGTTTGTGTCACTCAAGTCACTCCTTTTTCAGGAGGTAGTAATATAAACATATTTGATACAAATGCAGTTATTGATACCTCAAGAAAAGTAATAGATAACGTAAGAGATATATTACGTGGATGCAGAGGTTATCTTCCTTATGTGCAAGGCAAATATAGATTAGTCATAGAAACAACAGGATCTGCATCTGTATCGCTTGGTGAGGATGATATTATAGGTGGATACTCTTTAGCATCGCCAACTAAAAATTCTAAATATAACAGAATAATAGCAACGTTTATTAATCCTGATCGAAACTTCCAAGCTGATCAGATAACCTTTCCTCCAACAGATGACTCTAGTTTGCCATCCGCAGATAGACACGCAACAATGAAAACTGCTGATGGAGGTTTTTTATTAGAAGGTAAGTTTGATTTTAAAACTATTACAAGTCCCTATCAAGCTGAAGAGATGGCAGAGATTATTTTAAGAAGATCAAGAGAATCTTTAGGCCTAAATATAACTTGCGGTTTCAAAGCATACGAACTTCATATTGGTGATATTTGTTCAGTCACTTTATCATCGCTTGGTTTTTCAAATAAAAATTTTAGAGTTTTATCTATGATCTTTAATGAGGACTATACGATCAGTTTAAATTTAGTAGAACATCAAGATAGTTTTTATACATTTGCTACAAAGGGCCAGGTCTCTAGTACTCCATCAACTAACTTACCTAATCCTTTTAGTATTCAACCTCCAGCATCAATAACCTTATCGGATGAGCTTATTGAATATGCAGATGGTGTTGTACTTACTAGATTAAATATATTAGTTGGAGCTAGTACAGACCAGTTTGTTCAATACTATCAAGTTGAAGCTAAAAAAAGTACAGAGTCAGATTTTAAAATTATATCAAGTGGAACTCAGTTAAACCATGAACTTATAAACGTTGTTGATGATGCAACTTATAACGTAAGAGTAAAAGCTATTAACTCCTTTGGAGTATCAAGTAGTTATATATCGGAAAATAGAAAAATTATAGGAGCTACTGAAACTCCATCAGATATAACAGATTTATCAATTTCTATGGTAGGATCTAATCAAATGGAGCTATCCTGGACTCCTGTTTCTGATCTAGACATATCTTGGTACGAGATAAGATTTCAGGATGTCACAAGTGGAGCTACCTGGAATGAAAGCACTCCAATAGCAAAAGTAGTTAGAAGGAAATCAAACTCTTTAGTTGTGAATGCTCAAATTGGATCTTTTTGTATCAAGGCAGTTGATAAATTAGGTAATAGCTCTGCAAATGCATCAATTGTATCGACTAATATTTCAGGTTTGCAAAACTTTACAAATATATTAACCTTGAGTGAATAATGGCAGATTTTAATGGAACAAGAGACAGTAATGTAGCAATTTCAGAGGACAACGCTGGAAGAAAGGTATTAATATTAGATACTATAACTCAAGTTGACAGTCTTGTAGGCAATGTAGATTCAGCAGAGGGAGTATTCGATTTAGGAGGAACTGACTCAACATCAAACCCAACAAACTTTAGTGCAAATATTATATCTTCAGGTTTTTACGATTTTGATAATACTTTATCGCTTGATGCAGTTTATGATACAAATTTAGGTGCAGTAATAGGTATGTCATCAGAGGATGAATATGACTTACACGATTCAGGAAGAGGAGCAACTTTGCATGACGATGCAAAAGGCCCTTATGATGGATCACCTGAAATACAATGTGGTGCGGAGGTTTTGGTGGGTGCAGATAATAGTAGTCTTGGCAATATTACAAGTTTTCAAAAGATTGCACAACAAAGCACTATAAAAGGTAAGTTTTTTAAGTTTAGATGTAAAATAACAAGTGATAATAATAAGGTCAGAGCTAAAGTCCACACTTTACAAGCTAAAGTAAATATGGAAAAAAGAACAGAAGCTGGTCAAGACGTTGTTTCAGATGCTTCAGGAACAACGATAACTTTTGTTAATTCTTTTTATGCAACTCCATCAATAGGTATTTCAGCTCAAGGATTACAAACAGGAGATTATTATCAAATCACAAGTAAGTCCAAAACTGCCTTTACAATCAGGTTTTATAATAGTAGTAATACTGGAATAAGCAGAACTTTTGATTATCAAGTAGTAGGTTTCGGCTTGAAATCAGCATAGAAATAAAATAAAAGGAATTTATGAGTCAAGTATCAGATGTAGTTTTAGCCAATCAAGGCTTCGCAAGTTTTAGAACAGAACTTAATAATATATTAGGTGCATTAAATACTATGCACGTTGGATCTTCAGCTCCAGGCTCTGTAGCAACAGGGACTATTTGGATTGATAACGCAACTACAAATGTTCTTAAAGTAAAAATTCATGATGGCTCTGATAATGTAGAGTTATTTCAAATAAACACAACAACAAACGCAGTGACAAGTACAATGTCAGTGACAGGGACTATTTCTGAAACTGATCCAAATGCTCTGCCACTTGCAATAGCTTTAGGTTAAGGAGGAAATCGTGGCAAATACATTTAAGGTTAAAACTAATGGTGCAATGCCAAGTTCAGCTGGGACACCACTTACTCTTTACACAGTTCCATCATCTACAACAACAGTAGTAATTGGATTAACACTTTGTAATATTCACACAACAACTGTGACAGCAGATGTTCAGTTAGTATCAGACACATCTGATACAGAAACAAACGAAACAGTTTTATTAATTAAAGATGTCACTATTCCAGCTGGGTCATCTTTAGAACTTTTAACAGGTGGTAAAGTTGTTCTTCAGACAACTGATATATTAAAAATAGATTGTTCAGTATCAGCTAAAATAGACGCAACATTATCAATCCTAGAAATAACATAGGAGTAAGCGATGGCTTATATTGGACAGAAACCAGCAGACAAACCTTTAGGTGCATCTGATATAACAGATGGAATAATATCTAATTCAAAACTAGCACAAGATATAATTTCAGCAGAAACAGAATTAGCAACTGCACCAGCAGATACAGATGAGTTTTTAATTAGTGATGCTGGAACTCTAAAAAGAATAGATGCTAGTTTAGTAGGTGGTGGTGGTATAACTAACGCACAAGAATTTCTATTGACATCTAATAAAGCTGGTACAAATTCCACAGGAAATTATATAACTTCAAATATTTCAGAAAATGCAACTGCATCTTATGGCGCTATTGGTTCAAATGTTTCTCAATCAAGTGGAGTATTTTCTTTTAGTGCAACAGGAATTTATTTAGTCACCTTTGAAATTACAGGATTAACAGGTTCAACAGATGATTTTGATTGTTCTATTGATATTACAACTAACAACTCTACTTATACATCAAGAGCAAGAAAATTTTTTAATCCTAGAACCTCTGAACCAAATCAATTTCAAGGAACAATACAAACTATTGTTGACGTTGATGATACATCAAATGTAAAACTTA